CTTCATGGGACGATATGCCGTGGTCCTATCGCAAGGACTTCTTCGCGGATGCTGATGCAGTTCTCGCCGCCCTCGCCACCACCCCCGCCCGCAACACATCGCAAATTGGAGCAGGATGATGAGTGAGAGTGAAGTTTGGGTCCGAGCCTGGGTTGCTGTTGCCGGTTCAGTAGGTGGGAAGTTGCCTGACTGCGAACGCTATGCAGACGCCTGTCTCAAGCAATATCGCAACCGGTTTCCCACCCCGGCCACCTCCGCATGACGCTTCACCATGGAGGGTACTTGCTCCTGCGCGCGATAGGGGTTAGATGAGTTGTTCTCAACATTGAGGTGTTATGGCGTTCGTCAAGGGTCAATCGGGTAATCCAGGTGGCCGACCAAAGGCAGTGATGCCCGATGGTCGCACGTTATCTGAGGCCGCACGCGAACATTCGCCCGAAGCATTGCGAGTGTTGGTGGAGGCGTTGAGCAATCCTGATACAGCATTGGCAGCGGCCAAGGAAATACTTGATCGCGGCTTCGGTCGTCCAGCTCAGGCTTTGGAGATTACTGGCGAGGATGGCGGACCTGTTCAAGTGTCGCGCATTGAGCTTGTCGGCGTGCCAGCAGTAAAGTGACAACCGCAACCGTCGAGATGCCAGACGTTCTTATCCCCGTATTCAGCGGGGAAGCGGACGTTAGAGGTGCAAAAGGCGGACGGGGTAGCGCAAAGACTCGCAGTTTCGCAAAGATGACTGCTGTTAGAGCGCATATGTGGGCGCAGGCAGGGCGTGAAGGCATGATCCTTTGCGCTCGCGTCTTTATGAACTCTTTGTCGGACTCTTCGCTGGAAGAGATCAAGATGGCTATTCGGGAAACTGATTGGCTCGCGCCACACTTCGACATTGGCGAGAAATATATCAGGACCAAGTGTGGGCGGGTGTCTTACTCGTTTACTGGTCTGGATAGGAACATCGATAGCGTTAAGTCTAAAGCGCGCATTCTCTTGTGTTGGGTAGATGAGGCCGAACCCGTTTCCGAGGAAGCGTGGACCAAACTAATCCCTACTCTGCGCGAAGAAGATTCAGAGTTGTGGCTTACTTGGAACCCTGAGAGGGAAGAGAGCGCAACGAATAAGCGCTTTGGTAATACTAACAATCCTCGCATTAAGATTGCCACTGTCAATTACGACCAGAACCCGTGGTTCCCCGACATTCTAGACCGCGTTCGTCTACGCGACAAAGAAGAGCGACCGCATCTATACGATCACATCTGGGAAGGTGACTTTATCCGCGTTGTCGAGGGTGCGTATTACGCTACGCACCTGACGAAGGCGCGTGAGGAAAACCGCATTGGCATGGTTGCGGAAGATCCTAACCTTATCGTGCGATTGTTCGCAGACATCGGCGGTACTGGTGCGAAGGCGGATAATTTCGTGTTCTGGGCGGCTCAATTCGTCGGCACGGAGATTCGGTGGACGAACCACTACGAAAGCCAGGGCCAGCCGGTTAGCGCGCATCTCGCCTGGATGCGGTCGCAGGGCTACACCAAGGACCAGTGCAAGATCTGGCTACCTCACGACGGCGACACACAGGAAAAGGTGTTCGATACGTCCTACAGGCGCGCTCTGGAGGATGCTGGCTATTCGGTGGAGGTAGTGCCTAACCAAGGCAAGGGTGCAGCGATGCAGCGTGTCGAGCGCGGCAGGCAGTTGTTCTCCCGCATGCGCTTCGATGAGGTGAAGTGTGCAGGCGGGTTGAAGGCGCTCGGCTGGTATCATGAGAAGCGTGACGACCAGCGCGGTATAGGTCTTGGGCCTAACCATGATTGGTCCTCGCATTCCGCCGATGCTTGGGGTACGGGTTGTGTTGCTTATGAAGAACCACGTAAGGCCGTTTCAATGGACCTTAACCGACTGAAGCGAGGGATTGTTTGATGGCAACGGCGCCCGTTATTATTGATCCCGAGCTTGCTGCCCTAGAGGCCGGCGACGCTCCGGCCGCCGCCAACGATACAGGTATCGACATTGACGAACTGGTCGATGCCCTGCGTCGTGAGGCTGAGTCGGCAGAGAGTGAGTGGGATCGCCTGCGTGGTTTTCAGGAGGCAGCACGCCGGTATTACGAGGCAAAGCCATTCGGTAACGAGGTCGATGGCCGCAGTCAGATCGTGCTTCCTGATGTGCAGGAAACGATTGATTACATGGTGCCGTCGGTACTGCGTACGTTCGTCAGCGGCGATCGTATCGTGGAGTTCGAGGCGACGGATGAGGCAGATGAGGCCGCGGCAGATGAAGCCACGTCGGCTGTAGGCTACAGCTTCATGCGCCAGCAGGACGGCTACCGGGTGCTGCATGACTGGCTGACGTGCGGGTTGTTGGAGAAGTACGGCGTTACCAAGACGACGATGGTGGACGAAGAGCGCGTGATGCGTGAACGTGTGACCATCTCGGATCCGGTGGAGCTTGAGGGGTTCCAGGGCGAGGTTGAGGACGCCGAGCAGAACCCAGATGGCACCTATACGCTGTCATTGAAGACCGAGACGAAGGTTAAACGTTTCGTTGATGAAACGATCCCCGCTGAGGAATTCCGCTACTCAGCGCGTGCGCGCCATGAGGATGAATCCGACTATCTGGCGCACATCGCCGTCAAGACCAGATCCGATCTGGTGGATATGGGGTTTGACCGTGCGCAGGCTTATGCCGTGCCGACCTACTCGTCGTTGCCGCGTGATCGTGACGATGACTATTACGAGCCGGACCCCGAAAGTACGCCAGCGTTGCAGATGGTCGAGTTGCGCGAGGAATATGCGCGCATCGATCTGGATGGCGATGGTATTGCCGAACGCGTCAAGGTGTTCCGGGTTGAGAACGAAATCCTGCGCTGGGCTGATGGCGAGGATGCTATCGAGGTTGTCGATGAGCAGCCATTCAGTGTGTTCTGCCCATTCCCGCGTCCGCATCGGCTGGTAGGCTATTCGCTGGCGGACAAGGTGATGGACATACAGCTTGGGCGTTCGTTCGTGGCGCGTCAGTTGTTCGATGGCATGCACCAATCGAATAACGTGCGGCCTGTGCTTGGTTCGCGCGGCATGAATGAGAACACGATTGACGATCTGTTGTCGGGTATCGGGCCTATCCGTGCCGACGATGCCAGCCAGATCGTGCCGTACCGTACCGACTTCGACGCCGGTAAGTCGCTGACGGTGATGGAGTGGATGACCGGCGAGCGTGAATCGCGCACTGGCATCACACGTTTGAACCAGGGTTTGGACGCAGACGCGCTGAATAAAACTGCGACCGGCACTGCCATGATGCAGGCACAGGGGCAGCAGCAGGAAGAGTTTATTGCCCGCAACTTCGCGGAGGCGTTCTCCCGACTGATGGCGAAGAAGTACCGGCTGATGCGCCGTGAGGGCGATCCGTTCAAGATCAAGGTGGATGGACAGTATAAGCAGGTAGACCCGTCGCAGTGGCCTGAGGACGTTAATCTGGCTATCCGCGTGGGATTGGGCACGGGCAACAAGGACCGCCGCGTACAGGCGCGTATGGCGATGGTGCCCATCCTTGCTGAAGGCACGCAGATTGGTGAGGTATCGCCCAAGCAGCGGTTCAACTTCATTGATGGGCTGGTACGTGATCTGGGGATTGGTAAGGGGCCGGACTTCTGGCGCGATCCCGATGCGCCACCAGAGATTGACCCAGCGACCGGACAGCCGAAGGTTGAGGCCGAGAAGCCGGATCCTGAGGCTGAGGCGGCTAAGGCTGAGCAAGCGAGGGAGGATGCCAAAGCCGCGGCAGAGGAACAGCGGGCGCAGCGTCAGCTTGATCTAGAGCAGCGTAAGGCTGAGGCGCAGATTCAGTTGAAGCGTGACGAAGCGGCAGCGAACAACGAGGCGTTGCGTGAACGCCATGCGCTCGAAATGGAACAGAAGCGGGAGCAGGCTGCATTGGAAAGCCAACTCGCCTATGATAAGGCGGATGCTGAAGCCCAGATCGCACAGTACCGCATCGACAAGGAAGCGGAGGTCAAGGCTTATGCGGCGCGTGTCGGAGCAACGTCGCAGGGTGATGATCTTGGGGTTAATCGCGAAGGTGGAGATTTGGCGAAATGATTAAGTATGAAACCAGTGGTGGCGATTCGGTTACAGCATTCGAAGATGGGTTTTTCCTTTTTAAGGCATCGGCGGACCTGCCGCTCTATAACCGAGGGCAACTAACCGAACTCCGCCACATCATCGACCAAGCCCTCAACACCAGCGCGGAAGAGTTGGGGGATGCTTGACACTTACGTACTGGGACGACCTCAGACAAATTATGTGACTCGCGAAGTCCATGAGCATCGCGCGCCTACAGATGATAGTGTTTCCTTGCTCAAGGAAATGCAGGAGAAGGCTGAACAATCTCGCATCGCGTCGTTTCCGTTAGATGATAACGGGTTTTCTGGTAAGATAGAAGTATTCCAAACCGTACAAGATTGCCAGATTAGGGCTATCGCTGTCTTTGATCTGAACGGCAGACGATTTAGGGTTGAGGCGGCTTCAAATGGAGCTGATTTTGATTCCAAAGAAAAGCTAATTGTTAACCTTCGCGAAGAGGTGGTAAAGAAAATCGGCACGGAAATATTGCTGAGCATGCTACCAACGGTGAAGTTCTGATGATCTGGCTTGACCGCATCCTAGCCCATTTCGGCTACACTCGCTCCGTCCCCCGCGAACTCCCCCGCGTCCAGAACGGCACAGACGCCGTAGCGCGCGGTCAGCGGTGGGAGGCGTTCGCGACAGAGGAAGGCGGGGTCTATGATATGATCTCCAACCTTCGCCGAGATTACTTCGAAGCTGTAGGGCAGCTAAAGCCCGGAGACGCAAACGGCCTTCAGGCGTTGGGCATGGCAGACCGCATTGCACGCGAGATAGAGCGCAAGGTACAAACTGTTATTGAAACGGGGCGTATTCGTGCTAATGATCGGGCGCACGCGGAGAAGATTTCCAATATCCGCTAGGAGCACAGTAACCAATGGCCCAGTATCAGGATGATGCAGCCGGCGGCGCAGGCGACGATCTCGATAGCGCAGCGGCAGCAATTAGCGGTTTGAACTTGGACGAGTTTTCCGACACGGAGCAGGAAGACCCCAAGGAGCATGAGAATTCACATCCCGAAGGCGAAGAGGACGAACTAGACCTCGACGCTGATGGTGATGATGATGAGCAGGAAGACGGCGACGACGAACAATCCGCAAGGAATGCCATCGACGCTCCCGCCAGCCTGAACGCGGAGGAAAAGGCCAAGTTCGCAGCCCTCACCCCAGAGGCGCAGCGCTACGTGGCCGACTTGGAGAGCCGCAGGGCTATTCAGGTGCAGACCGCAACGACGAAGGCCGCAGATGCCCAGCGTGCCGCAGACCAGCGCGCAGCACAGGCCGACGCACAAGCGCAGGCACGTTATGCCCAGCAGTTGAAGGCAATCGGGGAGTCCCTGGCTCCACAGATGCCGGATCCCGCTTTGGCCTCGTATGACCCTGCAACGTACATAGCCCAGAAAGCGCAGTACGACGCCGCCAAGGCCCAGCATGACGAGTTCATGCAGCAGGCGGAATCGCTCGGAACTGATGCCGGTCAAGCCATGTCGCAGGCTGAAATCCAGCAGCGGGATAGTGAACTGATGGCGATCCCCGAGGTGGCAAACGAGGCCACGCGGGAGGAATGGTTCAAGAAGGCACTAGGCGCCGCCGACGTGCTAGGACTGGATCGTAGCCAGATGGATCACGCCACCGCCGCTGAGTTGAAGGCGCTACGCCAGGTCGCAGACTGGCGTGAGAAGTCCGAAAAGTACGATGCCGCAACGGCACGTCAGATGCAGCGCGTTCGTGATGGCAAGAAAGCGCGAACCACCAAACCCAACGCAGCCCAGCCCAGCAGCGCGGAAGGTCGGGGTTATCGCGAATCGCGCGAGCGATTGCAGAAGAGCGGCGATGTGAAGGATGCTGCGGCTGCGATTGCCCGTATGGGACTTTAACCACTGTCTCAGCCAACGTCGTGAGACAGTAGGCATAGGATACGAACATGGCAGTACCATCGAATACCATTCAGACCATGAGCCGCGTGGGCAACCGCGAGGACTTGTCGGATCTGATCTCGAACATTTCGCCTACGGAAACCCCGTTCGTTACCGCAATCGGTCGCGAGAAGGCTGAAGCCGTTTACACCGAGTGGCAGACGGATGCGCTGGTTTCGGCCAACCCGCAGAACAAGGCGGTGCAGGGCGATGACCTGAGCAACGAAAACCGGCCTGCAACGACCCGTCTGGGCAACTACACCCAGATCTTTACCAAGGTTGTCGGCACCTCGACCACGCAGCAGGCTGTCAAGGCAGCGGGCCGCGCGAACGAGCATGCTTACCAGATCGCCAAGGCTGGTAAGGAATGGAAGCGCGATCGTGAAGCGCGTTACACCGGCAACTATGCAGCCGTTCCGCCGTCGGCAACGGTTGCTGGCGAAGCAGCGGGCGCACTGGCGTTCATGCGTACCAACGCCTCGCGGGGCACTGGTGGCGTCAATCCGACGCTTTCGGGTACCACGATGGGCTATCCGAACGCGCCGGCCACCAACGGCACGCAGCGGGCGTTTACGGAAGCTCTGCTGAAGTCGGCAATTGCCTCGGCCTGGAACGCTGGTGGTGAACCCACCCTTGTCATCATGTCGCTGGCACAGAAGCAGATTGCAGCCACGTTCTCGGGTCTGGCGCAGCAGCGTCGTGAATCGGGCAACAAGCGTCTGACGATCATCGCAGGCGCCGACGTGTATGTGTCGGACGTTGGCGAGCTTCAGTTCGTGCCGGATCGCTTCTGTTCGAACCGTGACGCGCTGATCGTGGATCCCGAGATGTGGGCAATCCGCACGCTGGATCCGCTCCAGAAGCGCAAGCTGGCGACGACGGGTCTTGCCGATCGTGATGCGATGTATTCGGAAGAAACTCTGATTTGTCGTAACGATGCGGGCAATGCAGTCATCAGCGACCTTACGTAAGGTCTAGCAAAGTGGTGTGTGCCATGTTATCTCTTCTTTTCCACAAGGAGGATAACATGGCACGTTCCATATGTACGGTTGAGGATTGCAATAAGCCAGTCAACGGACACGGATTTTGCGACAAGCATTATCAGAGGTGGGTCAAGCACGGGACACCGTTCGGCGGGAGAACCCATGCGCCAGATGAAGAGAGATTTTGGCGTTACGTTCAAAAAACCGGGCAGGATATGTGCTGGCTTTGGACTGCGCGTAAGCAAGTAGGCGGTTATGGCCGTTTTCAGGTTGGCGGGCGTGGTGGTCCGCATAAGTTGGCGCATAGATTATCATTTGAGTACGCCAACGGTAGGCCACCTGTCCCCGGCTTAGTCATAATGCATTCCTGCGATACCCCGGCATGCGTTAATCCCGCCCATCTTTCGGAAGGCACCTACCGAGAGAACACAGAAGACATGGTGCGTAAGGGCCGAAACAGAGCGTATGTGGCCTACGGTGAGGACTCTGGCGTTGCCAAACTTACAGATGAGGCAGTCAGGGAAATACGAGCCGCTGAAGGTGTTACAAATGCTTCCCTAGGTAGGAAGTTTGGCGTATCACCTTCTACAATCAAAGCTGTCCGGAATGGGACGACGTGGAAACACGTAATCTAGGAGAAGCTAACATGAAGAAGCTACAGACGAACAGTCAGGGCAAGGACAACAACGAGGGCGCTGAAGAGCAGCACCCTGCCGTCAAGGACCTGCCGCCCGCAAACCCGCTTGGTGAGCCCGTAAAGCCTGCTGACGAGTATGCGGACATTTCGGAAGCCGGCAAGCTTGCCGCGGCTCTGGGTGTCGAGACGGAGGAGACGAAGGATGTCACGGATTACGTCGCCGGGGAAACCGTTGTCGAACATCCGCTTTCGCCCACCGATGCAAACCCGAACCCCCACGGGCAGCGTTCCGATCCCGACGCTGATCTCGTTACCGAGACGGACGACAAGGGCCGCGCAACGCGTACCGCACGCGACGAGTCCGACTTCGTTGAAGTCACTGGCACGAACGACCAGCCCGTACATCTGGGCGATGGCCGCACGCTGGCGAAGGGCGATAAGGCAAAAGTGTCGAAGGACGTTGCCAAGGACCTCCGCGCAAGCAAGATGGTGAAGTAAGCATGCTGGACGAACGCCTTCTCGATTATGACCCGCACTCGGGCATGAAGACTTGGTTTTCGTCCGAAGACGAGGGGGATACGTGGCACATTAGATACGAGCAAGACGTAGCCCCCTCGTTGGATGCATGCAAAGAAGCGCAGAATGAAAGCTGGGATAAGCGTGACAATCTCTGGCACGCCGCACACGTTCCTAATGTCATCCAGATGGAATGGGCCGTTAAATACGGTATAGAACTCTGGAACCCAGATCATAAGGATGGCGTGAAAAGACTATTAAACCACCCCGATTACCGCTATCTGAGGGTCAGAAACTTTATCATCTGAAGGGCGGTCTGTTATGTGGCGCGGTATTTACAAGACAACCCCCACTGCAATGGTGGACAGCCAACAGCGTGAAATGCGCCTTTCTCAGTTCGGTGCGCTGATTACCTCCAACGAGCGCCCCGACGGCACAATGACCGCGGCTGGCACCGCCACCGACCCCACGAACACCCAGACCGCATACCTGCCTGCTGGCACTGATCGCAGCGGCACAACCAGCGCAACGGCGGGCACGGCAACAGTGCTTGCCCCCGCCAACGCTACGCGCCGCGTGCTGAACGTCCAGAACATCAGCGCGGGCACCATTGGCATCAACGAAATTGGCGGCACTGCCGTCATCGGCACGGCGGGCACCTATACCGTACCTGCTGGCGGTTCGATTAACGTTCGCACCAACCGCGCTATTTCGGTAGTTGGTTCGGCTGTATCGCTCTCCTACTCCGCAACGGAGTCGTAGCATGGCTGAAGTCCAGGGTGGTCTCACAGAGCAACAGGTTCGCGATATCATCACCGCGAACGCCAGCACGTCTTTTGTAGGCGGCACAGCGACCACGCCGACGACGGTTGCAAACCTTATTGCGTCGTTTCCGCCCTCTCCGACTTACATGGGGCAATACGCGCGTGTGTCGGACCTTTACGGTGCGGTAGACGATATCATGCGCTGCCGCTTTGACGGCGTAGCTTATCGGTGGATTCCGCAGCGACCTAACTTTGCAGGCGTTGCCACAACGACTTCTGGATCGATCAGCATCCTGCCACTGGTGACACCGCCCACGCTGCGACTGACGGGAACGCTGTTGGGCAACATGAGCGTTGTTCCCAGCGCCACCAACGCCTTCATAGGTCAGCAGCAGCGCGTTATCATGGACGGCGTGCTAGGGCTGTTCACGACCACCATTACGGGCCTCATCGGCAGCAACCTTTCGTTGCTCGGCGGTGGTGCGAAACTCATTGAATACGGCCCGACGGGCTGGTTCTCGGCTGGTTAAGAGAGGGGTAGTAGATATGGAACTCGTAAAGGTTGAGTGCATCGCGACGTTTGATCCGAAGATCATCCGCGTAACGCTGTTGAGCAACACCGGCTTGCAGTATGCAATCGACATCCCCCAGCCGCTTTATCCTGATATCGCTGCATCGTTAGGCTGGCCTACCGACCCCTGCGCGGGAATGTAAGCTGTGGCCAACACCAACCGCGACCTCATCAACTCCGCAATGGGCGGTAGCCAGGATCCTAATCAGGATGACTATCAATCAGCTATGGGGGGTGTGCAGTCGGGTATTAGCGCTCTGGCTTTAACGTTCACCGACGGCAACGCTCTCCAGTTCTCGGACGGGCAGTATCTGGAGTTTTCCGCATGACGATCCTCGCGAATATGTCGCCGACGCAAGCCGCGGAGTTTAACGCTGCGGTAAATACGTCTGGCGGCGATGTCACAGCCCGAGGATTCGGCAGGCGCGCCCTTGTCGCTGTCATCGGCGACAGTCGTATGGCTCAGGGTATCCAGCGCGTCGTGCAGAACGGCGGAATGACGAACCGCAAAAAGACCACCAGCATTGCCGCATGGTGGGAGTTCTTGAGCCGCGGTCGCGTCTCTGCGCCATCGGACTACAATGTGGCAGTGTCGGGCTCGCTCATTACTGATATGCAGACTCAGGTCGTTCAGGTTTTGGCTATGACGCCGCGCCCGACTCATGCGCTGGTCCTGTCTGGCACAAACTCCTTCGCCGCCAATGTCACGGCAGCGGACGGCTGGACGCAATATGCGGCTATCCTCCAGCCGCTCATTGCAGCAGGTATCCGACCGGTATGCCTTGCCGATCTGTCGCGTGCTATCGGTAGCTGGTCGGCTCCTGCATCGGCGCAGTCGCAGCAGTTCAACGCGCTCCTGATCCGCAACGCGCCGGCTCTCGGGGCCTTGGTGGTGGACGCAAACTATCTGCTCGCTGATCCTGCCAACGCGGCAGGCGATCCGATCGCAGGTTACTACCAGAACAACGGCACTGGCGATAACGGTATCCATCCCGCCACGCTTGCCGACTTCGCGATCGGCGGTGCGGTCAATGGCACGACCCTTCCGCTATTGCAGGGACCCCTCCCGTTTGTAGGCTCTCGCGCTGATGTCTACGATGCGACCAGCAACCCGTTCGGCAACATCTTGGAAAAGGTTGCGGGCGGTTCGTCACTGTTCCAGGGTACGGCGGGCACCAACACCAGCACGGGCGGCGCGGCTTCTGGCACGGTCGCTACCGGTTGGAATAACCGCACACTCACAGGTACAGGCACGTCCGTCGCGTCGATCGAGGCGCGGGCGGACGGCAAGCCGGGGAACTTCCAGACGCTGACGCTCGCAAGCGCGTCGGGCGTGTCGACGTATCGGTACTCGTTCATCACCGACCCGCTTGCTGGCACCTACTACACGACCGGCGACAAGCTACAGCTAGCGATGGATCTCGACGTGTCCGGCGCAACCGGGCTGGAGGGCCTGTTTATTCAGGTTCTGGATTATGACGGCGCATTGGATCGCGGCTTCTCGCGGTGGATGGATAACGCCATCATCGGTGCAAGCTACTATCCGTTCCCATCTGCGTTCGCCGGTCGCGCAATCACGGATCCTCTCGTGATTGTTGCCGGATCGCTGCGCTCAATCGTGCGCGTCGAGGCTCGCGTCAACAATGGCGGTGCGACGATCAAGATTGGTGCGGCTGAACTGCGCCGCGTTTAATTACATAGGTCAATTATACCATGTCCATCGCAATTCCAACCTACGCTCCCGGCTCCATCACCTCTTATTCGGAGTTGGTGACGGAGATCCGCGATATGATGGACGACGCGGACTATAATCAGGAGGCGATTGACCGGGCGTTGAGGAAGGCTGAGGCAGAGTTTAACCGGACGCTCAGGACGCCGGATATGGAAGCGCGGGCGGTGTTTACCGTTAGCGGGGATTTGACCGCCCTACCCGCAGACTTCCTAGAGATGCGTTTCATCTTTGTGGAGGGGATGCCGGATCAACCTCTGGCAAGCATGTCGCCTTCGGGGTTGCTTGCCACATACTACGGACGCTCGGGCTGTCCGATGGCGTACACGCTGGAGGGGGGCAACATCCGCGTGGGCCCAGTTGGCACCGCTGCCGTTGAGATGGTCTATTACCAGCGCATTCTAGGGCTTACGGACGCTCAGGTGTCCAACTGGCTCCTGCGCAAGCATCCAGACCTCTATGTCGCTGGCGTGCTGTATCATCTTGCCCGTCGTGAGCGTGACGAAGCGGGGATGGCGCAGGCGGCGCAAGAGGTGTCGACGCTGATGGGTTCGATCCAGTCGGCGGCGCAGAAAGCCCGCTGGGGTTCGGCGCCGTTGGTTACGCGGGGGATTAGCCAAGTCCGCGGAGCGCGTATGTGATGGATCGCCCACTAGGATTTGAACCTAGATTCACGCGCTCAAAACGCGATGTCCTGCCGTTAGACGATGGGCGAATAATGCTGCGACGGGGCTCAGGCATTGATTTATACCTAGCAAGGGACACAACACGGAATTCCCCGCCGCAACCCGGCCTTTATGCTATGGCTTCCTAACCATGTCAACCAAACGCCTCCCATACCCGGCATACCTTCCAGATCAGCTGCCCCGCGACGTGCTGACGGCGGCAATCAACGTTTTCCCCGCTGCCGACGGCTATCGCCCGGTACGTGGGTTTTCCAACATCTCGGATCCGCTGCCCGCAACGTTCAAGGGCGGTTTCGCGGCTATCTCGACGGACGGCACCACCTACCTGCTGGCGGGCACGGCAAACGGCCTAGCGCGTTACTCAGGCGGCGGTTGGACGGACTTGTTGGTTGGCCTGTCCATCGCAGACCGTTGGCGGTTCGTGCAGTTCGGCAACTTCGTGGTCGCGGTCAATGGGGTAACTACCAAGCAAATCGACCTCAACGCAGGCACCGCGTCGGATCTTACCGGTTGTCCCAGCGCTAACGGTGTGGCGGTGGTGGGCGATTATGTCGTCATCACGCAGGCCGGCGGCGACAAGCTGCTGGTGAAGTGGTCCGGTTTCAACGATCACACGAAATGGACGGCGGGCGTGGACCAGTCGGGGTTCCAGCCGATGCTTACCGGTGGCGAAATCAAGGGCATCGCGGGCGGCGAATACGGCGTCATCCTTCAGCGGTTCCGGCTGGTGCGTATGGAGCGGACCGGGGATGCTACTGCGCCGTTCTCCTTCAGTGAGATTACGCCCAACTTCGGGTGCGCCTCCTCCGGCTCGATTGCTCAGGCAGGCCGCTCCGTATTCTTCCTGTCCGACCGCGGCTTCATGTCGCTGGAGGATGGGCAGTCGCTGAAGCCGTTGGGCAACGAGAAGTTCGATCAAGCCTTCCGTGATTCCGTGTCGCCGGAAGATTACGAAAAGATGTGGTCCGCGATCGATCCCAAGCGTTCGTTGGTGTTCTGGGGCGTACCCGGAACCCCCGGCAGGATCTGGGTCTATAACTGGGTGCTGGATCGCGCTTCCACCATCGAGATACCGTTTCTGGGTCTGTTTGCGGGCTATGAAAGCAGCTTGTCGCTGGAGGATGTGGCGGCGATCTATCCAGACCTCGATACCATGCCCTACTCACTGGACGATCCACGGTTCCAGGGCGGTGATCCTCGCCTGTATCTGGTGGACCGTTTGAGCCGTATCGGGGCACTGGCTGGGCCTAACCTTCAGGCCGTAATTACGATGGGATGGCAAGCGCTGGCTGACCCGCTGGTGGCGCGTGTTCGGTCGCTTACGCCTATGTCGGACGCCACCACTGGTGTTACCATTTCCATCGATCAGCGGCAACGTATGGGGGATCGTATCGGGCTGGTGACTTCGGGAACGATGCAGGCCAGCGGGCGGGTGCCAGTTCGTGCACGGGGCAAGTATCTGGCGATTACGACGACGATCGCTGAGGGCGTGCGGTGGAGTTATGCGCAGGGTCTAGACGTGGATTACTCGACTGGGGGTGGGCGGTGATTAAACCCGTTCCCGTCGATGCCCAGCGTTCCGACTGGCCTCGCTTGGTCGCCAACGCCATTAACACGCTTATCAACCGCAAACCACAGGCGGAGGACGTGCGGTATCATGCGGGGGTGATGCAGTATTACGACGGCACCGATTGGGTTGACGTGCCGTGATGTACCCGCCCGAACATTGGGATGCGTATCAGTCGCGGCGATCCGAGATAATCTCAGTGATGGACCAGCGCTGCCATACTATCGACTGGCTAGACGTTCAGATCCTCAATAACGAGGCGCGCATCTTTGCCAATGACGATGCGGTGATAGTGGTGACGGTGAAGCAATATCCAGCCGGCGCCACAGAGTTGCATGGCTTGGTGGCTGTTGGCTCCCTCGATAGCATCCTACCGCTGATCGAAGAATCGGAAGATTGGGCGCGCGGATACGGGATTACGTTTGCGTGCATTGCTTCTCGACCCGCATGGTCTCGGGTGTTGAAAGATCACGGATATTCGTTATACCAGACAGAACTTCGGAAGGATTTGTAGCGTGGGTCTTAGTAGCTCGAAAACTACCTCCACGACTAAGCCGATTTACAGCCAGCAGATCGAAGGCGCTGCTGGCAATGTGAACTCGGCTTACGCTCAGGCCCAGCCGGGGATTACAAGCACGGCGAATGCGCTCGGTAGCGCTGTTCCCGGCCTTCTCGAAAAGTATAACAACGGTGATCCCGGTGTTAAGTCAGCTATGCAGTATAATCAGGATGTCACTTCGGGCAAGTATCTCGATGCAGGTAATCCCTACCTTCAGGGCCAGATCGATCAGACTAACGCAGGCGTGCGCAATGGTTTGTCGGCATCCTTGGGCACACGTGGTTTGACGGGTGGTTCGGCGTTTGGCGACATCATCACTAGCAATCTCGCGAAGAATGAGAATAACCTTCGGTATGCGGATTACTCCGCAGAGCGTAACCGCATGGACGGCGCTGCTAGTGCTGCTGCCGGTATCTCGGCGGGCCAGTATCAGCCGCTGTCTATCATTCAGAGCATTTTGGAATCGCAGCAGGCACCGATCAAGTCGGCAGCGGGGGCGGCGTCCAGCATTGGCGGGCTGTTGGGTTCCTACACCAACAACACGACGAAGCAGTCACAGTCCATCGCACAGCTACTGGCACAAGCAGCCGGTAACGCTGCCAGCGCATACGCGGGGGGTTGAGCATGTTGGGTACGACACGTCGGGGATTGTTCGGAGCGCCGATGGGCCGCACGCCGGGTGACCTTGTGGAGGATCGTTCCGCGCCTGGAACGGGGCCTGTGGCTCGGGATGCCGCTGTTCCGACGTACAAGAAGCCGTCAACCGCTCAGCTTATCATCGGCACGCTGGGCGATACTCTATCGCAGTGGGGAGGTGGTCAAGGGACGTTCTTGCCAGGTCTGGCTCGGCAGAAGCAGGCAGCGGCGGAAGCAGCACAGTATCAGCAGCGCCGCACCGACGAATACACCGATTGGGAACGCAAGCAGCAGTACGAGTCGGCACATCCCAAAACCCCGGCTGATGACACGTTTACGCGTGCGTTGGTAGCGGGTGGCATCGATCCAGGCTCACCGCAGGCCAAGGCGCTATATCTTCAACGCGCTCAGACTCTAGCCTCCCCTGCCCCAAACTTCGTGTCCGACGGCGCTGGTGGCGGTCGTTGGGTAACGCCGCCCTCGATGGGGATGGGCATGCAGGGTGCCCCACAGGCACCAGTCGGCAAACTTACCCCCCTCGGTGGTGGAGGTGCGCCCTCGCAAGGGGCGCGTACCTTTCCAGTCCGCTGACATCCTGCCGCACCTCATCAAACAGGAAAGCGGCGGACGTGCGGGTATCTCGGGACCGATGACGCAATACGGACAGGCGCAGGGTATGACCCAGATGCTACCTGCAACCGCGGCGGGCGTGGCGAAGAAGCTAGGCGTTCCGTGGAGGCCGGATCTCATGTCGGGCACGTCTGAAGCCGCAGTTAATTACCAGAAAGCGCTAGGCCAAGGCTATCTGGAGGAATCCCTTAACGCTACCGGCAACGTGCGCGATGGGCTAATGCGATACCACGGAGGCCCTAACCGACGCCTCTGGGGACCGAAGACTAATGCTTACGCCGATAACATCCTTCGGCGCATGGGGGTATAATGGCACAGCAGCAGGCACGCGACGAAGCCGGTAACATCTGGAATATCGATGAAGCGGGCAATCCTGTTTCGTTGGCATCGCCTGCACCGCAGCAGGGCGGGGGTTCGGTGGTTGCGCCTAACCCGGTGCAGGCACAGCGGCAGTCTGTGGACCTTCAGGGTGCTGGGTTAGGCAACCAGAAGACTGCCCAGCAGATCGCGCTAGAGGCGGCTAAGGTTCCTTATGCGCCACGGCAGGCGGCGGCGGATACGTCGAAGGCTGAAGCAGATGCGGCTACGGCGGCATTGGCATTGCAGAAGGCGCAGCGCGAAGCCCAGTTGCCGGTCTCGGGTCAGGTTGGCCGTGTGAACCTCCAGCGCGCTATCGACGACATCAAGGCGAAGTTTGCAGCGGGGCCGGGGCGTACGTCGGGCATCGGCGGCTTGCAGGACTATTTGCCCACCACCGAAAACCAGCAGTTCGACGCTGCCGGCAATTCCGTGCGTGGCTTTGTCGGTCCTGCATTGGGGCTGACTGGCGGGCAGCTCAACACCGAAAAGGAAGCGCAGCGCGCCGTCGGTCCGTACATTCCGCAGTCCAGCGACCGGGACGCGGTTATTCAAGATAAGATCCGTCGCCTTCAGGGTCTAGCGGATGCGATGGGTGGCGCACGTCGGCAGGGGCAACAGGCAGGGCAGCAGCCAGCCGCAATGATCCCCGGCGCAGGCACTACGCCACAAAACCCCAGCGGCCCAGAAGGCTACAACGTCGGCACGACTGGCGGCGGTATCTCTGGCGGCTCGGGTGGTGGCAGCACCTTTGCGACCGCGGCAGGCGTAGCGATGTCCAAGAAGCTATCTGAAGCCTACACCAAGGGTGCGGGCGTACAGGAGCTTAACCGGCTGCTGTCGGATAACGGGTTCCAGACGTTCTCCGATCCAGCCACTATCGCAGCCATCGCCAAGCGCGGGCGGTTGAACTTCGCGCCCCCCGTTGCTGACGATACGCGCGGCGGTGTTGGTAAAGCTCTTGGTTCTCTGGCAGACTCGGCAGGTGGTGCTTATGCCATCAACGCCGCTGATGCGCTGACGGCGGGAACGCTCGATAACATCGCAGGCGGGCAATCCAAGCTGGCGATCGACTATAGCCAACAGCAGTATCCAGGCGCTTCGTTGGCGGGGACCGTGACGGGTGGCGCACTGGCTGCTGGTGGCGCTGAGTTGGGATTGGCGCGTGCGGGTCTGGGTGCTGGCGCGGCTGCATTGGGCGGGGATGCTTTGTATGGCGCTGCCTATGGTGCGGGTTCGGCTGATGGCCCCGACCAGAGCCGTGTCTTGGGCGCTCTCGGAGGCGGTGTTGGCGGGCTGGCTGGCGGTGCCGCTGGGCGGGGTATTGCTCGGGGTGTTGGCGGCGCGTTTCGCGGTGTGCAGAATGCCGACGTGCAGGGCTTGCGTGCCGCTGGCGTGCCTCTGACGGCAGGGCAGGCGCTCAGTCAGAACGGTGCGCTAGGTCGCGGCGCTCAGTTGCTAGAGAATTCCACCACTGGCATTCCGGGCGTCGGCGCTGTCACCCGGGGGCGCTATACTGATAGCTTCGAAGGTATGAATCGTGCGGCGTTTGATGAGGGCCTAGCCCCGATCAACGCCAATACTGGTGGCGTCGTGCGCGAACAAGGCGTTGACATTGCTCGCGGTGCGCGCTCGCAAGCCTATAGCGATGCCCTAGACCCGGTTCAGGTGCAGGCTGACGCGCCGTTCATTGGCGATATGCAAGGAGCCATCGCGGCAGGTCGAGCGCTTCCCGATCCCATGAGCGGCAATCTGGACTATACCCTGCCGACCCGGGTGGGGAATTCGTTTGACGCTAACGGCGGTCTGAGCGGCAATGATTTTCAGCAGTCTATCCGCGGTCTTCGCCGTGATGCCCGGGCTGTCGAAAACCTTCCATATGGTCACGACTTCGGGGAAGTGACGCGGCAGGCTGAAGGCGCACTTGAGGGCCTATTGCAGCGTCAGTCTCCGGGTACGCTGCCGGCTTACAATGCTGCCAACCGTGCAAACCGCAATGTGGAAATTCTGAAAGATGCCGTAAACCGCGCCCGTAGCGGTACTACCACTGGTGATCCCGGGCTATTCTCGGCAGCGCAGCTTTCCGACGCAGCGGCAGCTAATGCACGTCGCTTCGGCGGCGGACAGGGAACGACTAACCAGCCGTTCTACAATCTTACCCGGGCGGCGCAGCGTGTGTTGCCTAGCAAGATCGCGGATAGTGGTACAGCAACCCGGGCGGCTGTCACAGCGGGTTTAGGCCTAAGTGGTGCGGGTGGTGCTGGGTATGCCGCTGGTGACGGTGAAGGCGCTGCAAAGGGCATCGGCGGCACACTTGCACTGGGCGGCTTGCTCGCCGCTGGCGGAAGTCGTGTGGGGCAACGGGCGCTAGTAGCGGCTCTGCTCGATCGTCCTGATATGCTTATCCGCGCTGGTAACGGCATAGCGAACCGGGCGCGCATTGGCGGTCTGTTCGGTGCGCCCATGCTGGCCGGTGCCGGTTCGCAGTTGGCGACGCAATGACCATTGATGGTAGAGTTCGAATAACGCGCCTTTCAGCGCAATACCCAATATGATACCCCATGACATAGCTTATGGTATAGCAGATCTCGGGAGTAAGTATAATGCCAAGTGCTAGTGAGTTCTCGGTTGTTCCAGCGGAGAACACAACGATTGGCGGCACGAACATTGCTGAGGGCTGCTCACCCGGTGGATTGAACGAGGTCGCGCGCTATCTGGCGGCAGCAGCTAAAGACACGTTCAATAAGCTGCCGGCATCTGGCACGGTTATGCCGATCGGCGGCGGCACCTTCACTGGCGATATTCTAAGGAAAGATCGCGGCGCCTACCTCCACCATGCAGGATCTGCTCAAACCGACGGGCGTGTGATGTTCTTGCCTGAGGGCTCGGCGCGTCCTACCGGCGCTGAAGGCATGGTCGTGTTCTATTATGCCTAATATGGAAGCCTTCATCTCTGGAGCATGGCGAACCCCTGCACGCGGAGAAGTTCTTATCGGCGGCGCTTGGCGGCGGATTACGCGCGGGGAGTCTTACCGTTCGGGAACGTGGGCGGGTATTGCCTCCTTCATCCCGCCGCTGTCCTTGTCGGTCACTCCCTACGTGCAAGGCGGCGCAAATCCCCCAAAACCCATTCGACAAACCGTCACCACCAGTTATGCTCAGGCCACCCCCAGTGGCGGCACTGCGCCCTACTCTTACGTCTGGACGGCTGGCGGCGTGACGATCACGAACCCCGCAAATGCCTTCACCGCATTCACAGCGACGTTATCGAACAACCAAGAGATATACGCCACAGCCACGGTCACCTGTACCGACGCCAACGGCAACACGGCGGTTGGACAATGCGATTACTATCTTTATAACCAGTCGAACCAATAGGCGGGGCTAAGAGATGCACCATTATTTCGAGGCCATCACCAACACCAGCGGCGATTCGCTTGTGGGTTACTATGCGCGCGTCATTGATCCAGCTACCCAAAATACCATCACGATGTCCGCCGACGACAACGGTACGCCGATCGTCACGAAGTCCGGCGTCGACAACATGGGCTCCACCGACGATTACGGGAATCTGGATTTCTACGTAGTGCCGGGGACGTATCACCTCGACATCTACGCGCCGAATGCGACCAGCTTTATCTTTCGTGTGCCGTCGGTAGCGATGAATTCGACTAAGGGCGATACTGGAACGCCAGGAGCTACCGGCGATGTCGGGCCCTCTGATGCGACATTTCCTACCCTTGCGGCGCTAAAAGCCATTGATCCTATCGTCTATCCTTCACCGCGTCTTGCAGCGCCTTCAGGCGCTGATGGTGGATATGTAAACGGCCTTTTCACCTACCAGACTGGCAATTTCACAGCTCGTACGGACGTTGTGCAGCTCAATAGCGTGCCATTGACGACAGGCGCCTTGGTTCCTCAGAGCGCGCAGTCCGTTGCCTTCCTAGCCGCTACTACGGCAAAATTCCGCCCTTCGGACAAGAAGCTTTCGGAACGTAAATCCGTACAGGATTTTGGGGCTAGTGTGGGTTCTGCCGGCGGAGTTCCTGCCAATGACCAGCCTGCATTTTCCTCTGCGTTGGCCTTTGCGGCCTCGACGGGTACTTATGCTCCGAAAATCGATGCAAGTTATTGGGCACACCCACAGGATGCCACTTTTCTTCCGGCTGGCGCCTACTCACTGAGCCAAGTTATAGCTCTAACGGGTAATACTCAGCCATTCGTGTCTCTGCATATTTATGCCGTACCCGGTACGGTCGTAGTTTTAATCCCAGACGGACAGTATGCGTTTACATGCAACGAGCGCATGAATAACATATATTGTTACGGCATTAACTTTGCGGGCGGAAAGGGAACGTTCCAGCACACTTATACCGGTGTTAATGTCAACGGAGAGCTTGTTTTCGAGCGCTGTGTTTTTGACAATTACACAGAGTGCGCGATTGGCAACAATGCTGTTGACGCACCGTATCTTGAGGTGACGGGCTGTTCCTTTATGGCGGCTGCGGGTTCTCAGGCAATTGGTATTGCCTGGGGTGGCTATGCCGATGGCTGCTTGGTTCGAAAGAACAAGTTCCTCAGAAACTACATCCATATCAAATGGGGGCCTTACCAGTCTGGTTCCTCACATTTCGAAAACAACGACATGCTGCGTTGGGACAGCACCACACCGTTTCTCGCCAATTTCTGGTTTGTGCCTAACGATACCGATCCCGATGGGGTCAACGCTGGTAACGCACACATCATTTCCGGCACAAAGTTCGGCAATGAGAACATGCAAGCTGGGGATGTCCGCATTCTGATCGCAAAGGAAGCGGCAGGGGCAAATCGGCAGGTTCGCATGCCTGATGCCACATGGTATCCGACTGGCGCATACCTCCAGAATATTACGGTCAAGGATAGCCGTGTGGCGTGCATGGCCGTACCAAGCGCTCCGTTCTGCCGATCGTATATCGGGCAGTTCCGTGGGGTTCGGTGGCAGAATAACCGCCATGACGGTGGCGCGCATACTGTAATGGTTGAGTACATGGGTACTCGACCCAACGACTATACGAACATGAACCATAAGGTGGAATTGTTCGCGGGCGATGGGTACCCCCAGGGGCTACCTTTCCGCGATGGCGTAGTGAACGGTCAGGCGCTGATTGGCGTACAAGACGATCCCGATGGCCTGTACGGAAACCAGGAGATGGTTGCCCTGCCCTCAGCGGGAGGAGATGACGCATCGCTGTTTAGGCTTGGCTCTGCCAGCACGGTTGCAGAGTTTACCAATTTCTCTCCTAACGGAACATACGGGGGGGCATCTGCCGCCAGTACTAACAATTACGCCGGAATTGCAAGAGCGGTGGAGGTAACTGTTTCTGGCAACGGCCAAGGTCTATATTTCCCTCTTGATGCCAATCTTTCGGAAGGCAAGCAGGTCCGCGTTGCCCTTATTTTGGCGCGTGGTTCCACCAATAGCTCTTACGCTGTCCGCGTCTATATGCAGAACCAATCCACAGGCGCTATTGCTAATGAACGCAGGCTAATTTTAACCAGCGATTATAACGCAATACGTTTGCGTTTCCAGTTGCCCGCGACTTCAAACAAAACGGCATGGCAGCTAAAAATTGAAAGCATCGAATACGCGGCAACGGCAAACAAGTTCCGTGTTGCGGAAGTCCAGATTTACCAAGCTCGCGATTATGCCAATACCGGCCATATTCAGACTTTGGGTGATGGCCTGTTTAACGGTCAGCATTTTGTCTTTGGCAAAGGCGGTAAGTTTCGTTTGTTCGTTGATGAGACAGACCCCGCAAATCCCATCTTGCGTTTCAAGACAGGAGGCGCGCCAACTAGCGCCACTGACGGAAAGGCGGTAACACTGACATGACATACAGATTTCTTATGACCTACGAAGATGGCTCGACCAAAAACGTTGATGCAAACAGCAGGCAGGATGCTATCATCAATAACGACCCTGAAAGGGTTGTGGGCTGCGAGTATGTCCCAGATAATTTTTTCGAAAAGGAAAAGTAACATGACCAAGCCAACCACGCCGAAGAAGCCGAAACCGGCGCCGAAGCCCTCCAACAAGACGTTGCAGGCGCTGTCTGGCGGGGGCGGCAACACGAATCCGCCCCAGCCGCCTAAGAAGCCGCGGTTAGCTTAACCGTCATGTGGTCTATCTTCACGTTCGGCCTGATGTGCACCCTAGCGGTGGCAGTGTCGGCATGCGTGAAGGTGGACCGCGCCCCGGTACTGACGGCAGCGCTGGTGATAACGGCCAATTGGCTGCTGTTCTCGATGCCCTGGATCTATGCGCCTGCTTCTCTCGGCTTCGTTCTGTCCGGCTGGGGCGTAGATGTCAGCACAGAGGATACATGGTCGGTCATCGATCTAGCGTCACTTATCGCCGTAGGCCTTACCTGCCGTCGGTTCTGGTGGTCGCCTATCCTTTGGTCTGCCTATATGGTAACGCTCTCCATGCACGCTGTAGCATGGGCTAACGGGCTGGAATATCTCGACTATCGCCGGGTGCTGGACGCGGCATTGATTCTCCAGCTTGCAACGCTTTTCGTGGTTGGGGGTGGTGACTGTGCAGATCGTATGTTTGATTGTTGGCGCAGCGTTCGTGGTGTACGCCGTGATCCCCGCCGAGTGGTTGAAAATGCGTCGTGATTAATGACAGCGATATGCGCCACGTGTGGATGTTTATGTCCGCACTCGCTGGCGCTGTCACCGCGTTGGCACAAATGACCTATAAGGAAATGACGTGGGTGCAAATCGCACTGACACTCTTTTCGGGGTTCGGGTTTGCTGTGTTCTTCATGCCGTCCGTGGCTCAGTGGATGGGTATTGAAGAGGCGAACATCCGCGCAACCAACGCTATCGTTTACATCGGCGGGACCGGATGGAACATCCTTCTGCCGTTCGCCATTCAAAAGGCCAAAGCTGGTGTTGCCCTGTTCGGCGGGAAGGATACGGCATGACCGTCTTTGACATCCTGAACGTCGCGGGGCGGTTGATCGTAACGTCTATCGTCGTGTTCAAGCTCACCCAGTTTCGCGAGATGACCAACTTTTGCGAGCGCTCCGGCCTTGGCATGATGGGCGCTGGTTCATTCCTTACGATCCCCGTCATCATGTTCAAGAACGACAACCCGTTTGAAGGTTGGGCTGTGTCTCTGCTGACATACGGGGTTATCCTGTTCCTCGCTGGCAGGACTTGGCGGGATTACAAGCATTCGCGCGCCAACAAGATCATGATCCAGCAGGGTGAGATTTGGCGGGCGCAGAGGGGGAAGCCGTGATGATCGATGCAATCCTAGAAACCGTACTCCGCAACGAAGGGGGCTACGTCAACGATCCCAGCGACCGCGGCGGTGAAACCAACTGGGGCATCACCGTCAACGTAGCCCGCACGAATGGCTACGGCGGCGCGATGAAGGATATGCCGCGCGATAAGGCGTTGGATATCTACCGCACGCAGTATGTCGTAAAACCGGGCTTTGCGGCCATTGCTGAGGTTTCCCCGCTGATCGCTTCCGAGTTGGTCGATACGGGCGTGAACATGGGGCCAGCAGTGCCTAGCGGCTTCCTACAGCGGTCCTTGAACGCGCTGAACCAGCAGGGCGCTGATTACAAGGACATCGTAGCTGACGGCAAGATTGGCCCTGCCACCGTGGCCGCTCTGAAGGCCTACATTGCCAAGCGCGGCAAGGAGGGCGAGCGTCGGCTTCTGGCGCTCCTAAATGCGCTCCAGGGGGCTCGCTACCTGTCTTTGGCTGAAGGTTCGCCATCGCAGGAGCGTTTTATGTTTGGCTGGCTGGATCGGATTGTGTCGTGAACGAAGACAACCACACCTTAATCGCCTTCCTAGCTACTCTGGGCGCCATCGTCCTGCTGTTCGCCGCGGCATGCATCTGTCTCGCGTTCGGCAAGAGCGTGGAGGCGATTGGCATCGGTGGCGTGATGACCGGGCTTATCGGCGTGTTGGGTACCTTTCGCCCCAAGAGCGGATCTGTAGCCACCACGACTACCGGCGATGTGAATGTGAACAAGGATCCGACACCATGAGCATCTTCGGTAAACTAGCCGCCTACGCTGCCAAGCGATTCCTAATCCCCGCCGTTGCCAAGATCGCCGCGAACCCAAAAGCACCCCTGACGCTTGATGCGGCCAAGGATGCTTTGTTTGAGGCTGCTGAGGCTGAGGGGATGCGGGTGGTGGTTAAGAGGGCGGGGCTTTAGTCCCGCATCGCCTTGCCAACCATTATACCCAAAGTAATGTCCCAAGGCATAACAATCAGGTATCCCCACGCTCCAAATGTTTCAATCATGGTGTAGCCAATCAATCCACCTGTGGCGCAACCGACTATGAGATACACAATTTTAGTCATCCCACCTCCCCCTCCCTACCCAGCAACGTCGTATTCAAGGCAACCGCCGCCTTAGCCTCCGGTTGATCGTTCCATAGCTCTACCGCCCAACGTTCCAAATCTTCACGTGTCACGCGATCATCTGGAGCGGCGTTGAAGGGCACTGAGGATATGCGGGCTATAAAACCCTGCCAAAGCCCTCTGTAAGGCTGCTGCTGACGCTCCACGGCCTTGAACGTCGGTTCTTGGCAGCAGTGTTCGCATGGTTCAGTCATGCGCCGTCGCCCCCTGCTCAAGGTGCTGGCGGACTGCGAGGTCTTCGGCGGACAAAAGGTTAGGATAGGCGGTTGGTATCGTAGCCCCGTCACACATGGGGCAACCAGCGTCGCCGCAATGGTCCTGCCAGTCCGTCATGCGCCAGTCGAGACGCCCCTCAAGCAATCGGCTGATCTCGGTAGGCTCCAACCCCCTTGCAATCGCCGCCACGTCTGCAACAGCCCCCGCCTTGGGGGTCGTGGTCGGGTTCATGAGGCAGCATCCCAATACTGGATTTCGCATTCCTCCACGATTCCGCGCCCGCCTTGTGCATCCCATCCGTAACGAGGGTCGCCGAACTGCACGCCTTCGCTGCGCACCCATTCGATCAGCACTTTGCGGGATAGCTCCCAAGCATCGCGAGGCTTCATGCCTGTCTCGATAAGCCGAACTTGCCCGCCCACGATGAAGGGGAACCAGGGGTGGTCCCATAGCGCGTTTAGGCAGGTATCCACGATGCCAGGGACAGCGCGTTTCGCAGCGCCGGTCACACCCTGATCGATCGCGTCACTTATGGTTTCGAGCGAAATCTTCATGATGAAGCCCTTTCGTGTTGCGAGCGTGAGGTGGCGAAGAACCCGGCAGCGGCAAGCGCATCGATCGCAGGATAGCACTGCTCGGCACGCATGAACCGATCTGGACACGCTTCGAACATCACGCGCGCGGCCTCGGCATAGTCCACCTCCCCCGGCGCTGGCAGTGTCTGCGAGAGGGCGCGGGTGTTCCAGCCGACGACATGCTGTTCCGTCGTGGTATCCTTGTCGTTCGGACCCACCGCGAAACACGTCTGGCATTCGATCCAGCACTCCGGCGATGAATGCCACTGGTACGTGGCCTCACCGCCGCAAAAAGGACACCCCATCAACTCGCGGCTCGGGTTGAGATTGGGGGTGTTCATCGACGTACCTTTCCGCCCATGTCTTCGATCTCTTTCTGATCGAAATAGATTTCACGCTCGGCACGTTGAGCCTTGCGCGCGAGCTCCATCGACGTTTCCGAAGCACGCTTGGCGATGCCCCGGTTCTTCGTGATCCGCTTGCGTAGTTCCGCGATCCGGCTGGCGGTGTTGCTGCCTTCTCGCCCGCTCATGCCCCGCCTCGGGCGTTGAGGGCGGGCAATGCGGAAAGCGGCATCCAGTGCGTGTCGTCGCCTTCGTTATAGCCCCGCAGCGAGTAGGGGCCGTGCTTGTCATCATCGACGCACCAGCCCTTGTAATCACCGTCGCCGTATGGGTCTTCCCACGTCACCGTAAGCCAGCCCTTACCAGTGAAATGTACCAGCACCCGCTCGCCGGTCTTGGCTCCTTCGCTCATGAGGCGCGGCCCCTCCGCTTCTCGCGTCTGGGTGGCATCGGGAGTGAGGGCGGCAGAATAGGCGATGATGTCCCAATCAGGATTGCGGTTTTCCCGCTGGTGGTTCCACCGGTTGGTGCCGTTCGCGTGATAGGCAAGAGACACGTTGCTCGGAAACATAGTGCTGCCATTTCGCAGAAGGACCGGACCGCCATTCCAATCGACGGGCGCTACATCACCACCCGCCCAAGGCTTCATGCCATCAGGAACGCCCGCACCTTCGCCCGACTTGCAAGGAAGGGAGGCGAGGGCAGCATTCCAACCCGCTTCGAACACGCTGTCGCTGTCGCGATTAATGAACGAATTGTACCGAGCGCATGCCGTGATCCAGGCGTCATACCACTCCTGCGCAACCGGCACCGCTTGCTGTTCTGTGTTGTTGGTCATATCCAGATCCTACGAATGAAACGCGATGTAGACCATGCCTACAGCGCCAATGATTGCGAGCCACAGCGCCAAGGAAACCCACCAAGGCTCATCCTTGGCATATGCCGGCTCCAGCGGCATGTTGGCGATGTCGCGGTCTCGGGTGTGCATTGAGCTTGGCCTCTGGTATATCACAACCCAAACCCCCGAACATTACGCCGCTGCTGCTCGACAATCCAGGCGCGCTGACGAATACGATTGATGGCTTGCATCTTCCCCAGGCCGGGTCCGAATGCCGCGATTTCCTTGGCGATCTGTGCTTCTGAGGGGATCATGCGATGTACTCCACTAAAGTTGCTGCTGCGAAAGCTAGTCCGAATATCGCCATTGGCGCGCCGATTATGGAGGTGGGTAAGCCCCACCACTGATCTAACAGCCAATCGAACTGAGCTTCAAAGCGATGCGCCAAATAACAAATCCCAAACATTCCGGCGATGATAGATGCAAAGAACACGCTAAAGCATATTGCGGTAATGCTCATACTATCGCTCCATGAATAGCGATGTCGTCTTCGCGTAGTAGTTCGATTGCCTGCGCGTCCATGTCGTTTAGCGCCTCGTCTAACAGGAACAGGGCATCCGACGTGAAGGGCTGGAAGTCAGGCGCTTCGACAACCTGCCTTAATAGACGCAACTGCCTGCCCAGCGGCAACTCCTTGATGGCGCGGGTTATGGCGTCGTAGTCGTGGGTCATGTCAACGCCTCCGTGCATATTTGTTGTCGTAACCATCAAGCCAAGCAGCTTTCAGCGTGCTGGAAAGCGCTGCACTCACCGTGTGGTAAGGCTGGTACCTGCTGACGATCGGATAATCGACCTCATTTGGCGCTACACGGGGTAAGCCCGCGCTCATTGCGTCGAGGCCCATATTGTAGATCACCACCGTTTCCATATCATTTGCTCCATTGCTGTTGGAGGGGTTATGGGCGCGGGGGTGGGTTGGTGTCAACACGATAATTGACGTTGACGCACAAAATAACACACGCTACCAATGACGCATGGACGAAAGAAACCAGCTCATGGAGCAAGTGCGCAAGCGCACATTCGCCGCCAGGATCTCGCTCTATGCCTTGTGCAAAGATGCCGGCGTCTCTGGTACTGTCATCACTCGGTGGATCAAGCGCAATCAGGGCGGCAAGGGATACGTCCCCTCACTCGTCACTATTGGCAAGCTGGAACGCAGCCTTGATGCGATGGGGGCTTGAATGATTTACTTCGTTCGCCCTTTGGGATGCGCTGGCCCCATTAAGATCGGATACGCGAAAAACGATGTAGTTGGCCGTATTAAGCAGCTTCAAACGGGCTCCCATGTGATTCTAGAGCTTTTCCATACCATCAAGGGATCGCTGCTAGAGGAAAAGGCGCTCCATTCTAAGTTCGCTGCACGCAGGTTGCACGGAGAATGGTTTGAAGATTGCTCCGAAATACGGGATTTTATTCGCAGCACCTTTGACGATAGCAAAAAACCAGAAGAACCGACGCGAGAATATAAGCTCCACCTATTAACCACTGATGGTGGGTTAAGCCCAGAAGCGGCAGAAGCGGCTCTGAAATTCTTTGAAGACCAAGTGCCTGAGATGAACCAAGAGAGAGGACGTTTGGCATGAACATCAACATCGGCTGGCCTGAGGGCATCTTGCTAACGCTGCTGATTCTCGGCACGTTTGTTCGCTACACGGATTTAGGCAAGCCTAGACCCGCCGATAAATGGTGGAGTCCCCTGCTTAACCTGTTCCTGATGCTCTATTTACTCCAGTGGGGAGGCTTTTTCTCATGACCCCCGGCGCATACGCCTTCATCGCGTTCTTCGTGATCCTGCTGGGCTGGATCGCTTGGGAGGTAATCAAAGCGCCTGATGGCTGGCAAGACCGCACTGGCTACCACGATGGTCCCGGCGTTGATGAATGGGAGGATGGGGTGTGACAATCGAAGTAGGCCATTACGCTATATGGACGGGCGGCTACCGTCCTGTAATCGTGACTATAACTGCCGTGACCGACAAGACAGTTCGTTTCAAGGAAGGTAATTTCCGAGAACGTCGCGGCGATAAGCACGCAGTCAAGGCACACGGCGCAGACCGCGAAAAGCTGGAAAAAGCTATTGAGCGCATGATTTCGGCTTCGTCAGAGGGAGCCCGCCGCCAGATTGCTGCAAGCGAATACGTTCGCACGGAACACAATCGCATCATTCAGGAAGCAATGGCATGACCCCCCTTAAAAACCCCCTCCCCGCCGACTTCCGCGAACACCTGCACAAGACGGTACCGGAGCAGATGGCCATGTACGGCGTAGGCCGGCATACCATCATGCGCTGGCGGCGTATGTCGGGCGTGTCGGTCCACCAGCGCGCCTGGACGGACGATATGCTCAACACCCTCAAGACGCTGGTAGAGTCGGGGCATTCCTACGACGCCATCGCCAAACAGATGAACGTGGGCCGCAAGCGTGTCTGCAACGCTGTCGATCGCTACCGGTTGTCTAAGGGCACGCCACAGTCGCGTAGAGTGCCCGCCAAGCCTGTTCCCGATGACTTCGTTAGTAGGTGGACCGACAACCCTGTATCGTGGCTGTGTAAGCACTACGGGGTTAGCACGAAGACCGTGCGCCGCTGGGTTGTGTCTAAGGGGCTCAAGCGTATCCAGAAGGGCGCCAACGTCCGCGCCATAGACTTCACCCGCCAACCCGCGGAGAAGCCACAGAAGATCGCCAAACCCGGCTACATGAGCGCGCCTGTCGATCGTGGGTATAAGGAGGACTCGGCGGCGGGGGAGGCTCAGCGTGTGTTGCAGCGCGACGGGTGGAAGCCAGTCGTCCGGTGTACCGCGGAGGGTAAGCAGGATCCGCGGGGCCGATTCTGGATCTGTGGGCGGTCTGTTGGGATCACCGACGCTGAGCTTATTGGGCGGGCTGAGCGGGCTTTGCGGAGGATGGCGGCGTGAGCTGGTTTAATCGCAAGAAGCCCGAACGGCGACTGACGGGGGTAAGGGCTATCCTTAATGCTTCACACCGCCCGCCTTTTCAGCCGGGTGACATTCACCCCCACACATGGGAATTGATCGCATGGTTCCATGCTGGCGACGACGCTGAAAGCCTGCAAAAAGCATTGATTACGGCTATCTGCCGATTTCAAGGCAACGTGCTGCCCGATGCTATTGCGACTGGTGAGAGCCTTGCACGTTATATTGGCGGACAGTTGGAATATTATGGTAGCGTCTGCATCGCAGTTGACGTGAACCGCCACACTGAAGGCCTCTACGCACGGTGGGAGCGCTAAGCGTGGCCTTCGTGTACCACGGCACTCCTATGACGCCTAAGGCGGCGTTTAAGGCCGTTATGCCTGCGCGTGGCGTGTGCATTAGCTATGGCACGCCTACAGACGATCAACGGGCCTTGGAGCATTGCCCGTTTCGTATGTACGACAACGGCGAGTTCAAGGCATGGAACAAGGCCAAGAAAGACGGACTGGAATGGGATGAGGCCCCCCGTGACCATACCAAGCTATATGCGTGGTACGAACAGCGGATATTTCAACCGGGATGCTGGGGTGTCATCCCTGATCGGCCTGGAGCGCCGACGCAGTTTAACGATGGCTTGTTGAACGACTGGCCTTTTGGACGCAGCGTCGGAGCGCCGCTGTTCCACATGAATGGTTCCACCGATCGCTTGTTAAAACTATGCGACCGGTTCGACCGTGTCTGTCTTGGCTGGGTTGGTGGCTTTGACGAGGTCGCCAAGCGAATTAAACCGGAAGAAGAGGATGTCGGCTGTCCCGCGTACCGCGCTAAGATGGACGAAATAGCCAAAGCGTTAGGAAACAGGTGGCCTCCCATTCACATGCTTCGCGGCATTCTGGTCGGAGGTGATTATCCGTTCTTATCGGTGGACGCCACTAGCTTGGCTCAGAACGGCCATCGTCACGACTGGCGCGATCATCAGGCTTGTATGTTTGAGGGGTACGGACCGGGTAAATGGAACGGGCGTAAGTGGTACGCCGATAATTTGGAGGCAATGGCAGCATGAAACCGGATTGGACACGCGAGGAAACCAACGCAGCTCAGAGCCTGCGAGATAGCGGCCTGCCCTACGCCATCATAGGCGTAAGGTTAGGTCGTAGCACTAAGGGTGTGCGGCGTCGTTTGGAATACGTCAAAGAGATGTCCTCATAACCCAAACCCTTCTTACTTCCCTCTCAACCCAAGGCCGAACGCGCGGAGGAATCTTAGCGAGTTCGGCCTTTCGTTGTTCAGGGGTATCCATCTTGATGATGTCGCACGCGCCCTGAAAGATCGGCAGGCGTGCCCAGGATTGAACACTCAGCGGCGCGTCTTCCATATCGATCTGGCCGGTTAGAATTAGGTGGAGCCATTGGTAGGGGTGTCTAAACAAGAGACTTTCTCCAAGCTTCGAACGCTTCCCATGCGCCTACAGCCCCCAAGGCTACGCAGGCGAACGCGCCGGCATTATGCGCAGCGGTGAGATAGGGCACCTGTCCCGGTTGCCATGATGATAGCGTGTGGTCCAACCTCTTGACCTCGCACACGAAGGCCACCGAAGCTGGTATCACGACATCACTTGCCCCAACTGCCATGCCTTCAGCTTTATGCTTCAGGACGGTGGAGAACTGACCGCCCTCCTTCAAACCCTCGTTGCGAGGGTGCAGCACAAGCAACCCCCATGTATCGGGGTAGTCCTTTCGGATCCTGTTAATAATAGATGCCTGTTCTACGTATTCCTTAGGGCATTTGCCCCTAAACGATGTGTCACCGAACACAGGAAATGGTAAGTTATCAAGGCGCAACGTCTGCCTCCATGTTGAATGCCAGGGTGCGGTAGAATGCTGTATCGACACCGCGAACGTAGGACACCGTTTCCGGTGGTCCCTCTTGGGTTGCCGATAGAAACTTCTGCCAGTCGGTACGTGCGGTTGGGTGCTTGCTTTCTGGCGTGTACCAGACGGTAAAGTTACGAAACGGCGTCTTCCACTCGGCACGCACGGTCTTGTTTCCGCGCTGCGATACAGATTCCTTGGTTTCCAATGACAAAACTACATCAGTCTGCGGCTGCGTCGGGTCTTTCTTGGCGGCTTGGAATTCTGCTACCAAGCGCTCGTTCGGATCGATGATTTCTGATTTGCAGGACCTACATCTACGCGCGCTGATATCGTTCTTTTCCTCGCACACTTCGCACGTACGCGAAGTCCAGAAATAGCCGCACCTGACGTATTCCGGCCCGGCCTTCACCAAACCGTTACAGCGCCGTCCGAAATGACCCGGCATAGGCCCAAACTCTGTCTCGATTGGGTTGCCCCAAACATCCAGGCAGTAGCCATGCTTGTCGAGCTTGTAGTCAAGCGTGTCGGGATTAGCGGTAAAATCGTTCTCATGGGCGCATAGCGGGCATTCAGCGACGATAGCCCCGCCCTTCTCGCCAGCCTTGCCGGCCTTGATAGTAGGCGAGTAAATATCCCCGTCGGGGAAGTGTCGGTCATAGTTTCCGGCGTAGTCTAGCCACAAGCAATCTTCTTTACCCTCGAACAGTCTCCACGCCCGACCCAGGATCTGCGTCAGCAGCGTTGCGGACTCAGAATAGCGTAGGGTGGCGATGATAGAGGTCCAAGGGCTGTCAAAGCCTGTGGTTAGCTTGCCGACGGACACCACGTAGCGGACCCTGTGCGCTTTATAGGCCGCAACAGCTTTCTTCTCGTCTGCTGGCGCCATGTCGCCCGTCACCATTACGGAGTTACCCGGCGGCAACGAAGCCATAATTTCATGCGCGTGCGCGATCGTGGCGGCAAAGAGCATCACACCCCCGCTACGGGTTTGCGCCTGCGCCACCACGTCTGCGACGGCTCCAGCGGTCTTCCTGCCATGCCCAACGAACGCGCGCTCTACGCTGGCATCGTCTAGGCGCCCATTAGGGAGTATTTTTACGCCAGAGGTATCGTATGACTCCGCATTGATCTGCCCGACGATCATGGGGGTTATGTATTTCTCGTCCAGCATCTCTCTTGCCGAGACGCGATACACACAGCGCGTGAAATACGGGTCGCGGCACACGTCTTCGCCATTGATTCGTCCGTCGGCGTTCTGACGAAATATGTATCCCTTCCCCATGACGTAGGGCGTGCCGGTGAGCCCCAGCACGCGGAGGTTGGGATTGCCCGCACGCATGGCTTCTACAATGGAGAGAATGGTCGGTGTCATGCCGTGGCACTCATCTACCACTACGGCGCAGTAGGAGCCGTCGGAGAAGCGCGAGATGGCGTTAACGACCGTTCCAGGCGTCCCGAAGATGATGTTGTGCCGAGTAGATTTGACGCCACCACTGGCGGAAAACATGGAACATGGATGCCCGGTTTCGAGCATTTTATCCATGTTCTGCTTCACCAGCTTGGCATTCGGCGCAAGGCATAGGATGCGCTTACCGCCGCTGATTCGGTGGAGGGTGTCAGCAATATACGCTATCATGTGCGACTTGCCGGCAGCGGGTGCTGCATCGATCAGGCAAGGGCTGGTAGTAGAACGCATGTAGTCGAGCGCGGCATCACATGCGTTCTGCTGGTATCCGCGGAGAGGCATTTATTTCAACCCCCAATATTCCGAAGGCTTACCAGTCCACTTCGTAAGATCCGCACCCGGAGCCAGTTCCTTCACCGCCTTGGCATAAGACACCGCACCCGCCTTCTTCGTCAGCGTCAGCTTACGCCCACCAAACACGGCGTTCTTCTCCCCGCTCAGGGATACCATCTCCGCCAAGAGTTCCTTCCGCCGTTCTCCAGCGCGCTCCAAGGCTTCGGTTAGCTGGTCGTACTCTGCGACCATCTTTTGTGCAGAGGGAGTGTCTATGGTTATGCGCTTGTCGGTAAGGTGTTCGTCGGGGTTGTTCTCTAACTCCCACAAATACTCAGCATGAAACTGCTTCAAACGCGGAATATTAGTAGCCAGCCAATCGTCGTCTCGATGAATTAATTTGTTGCAGGTGCCGTGCGGTGTCCATTGATAGAACCAAAGCGATTGCCAGTCGGCACAGAACATCTCCACCTGACATTGTGCCATGTAATGCGGCAACTCCTGCGGCATCTTGAAGATGGGGCTGGGATCGTTGCGGATGCCGAAGGGGCACTTGACCTCTAGGCCCTTGCCATCAGTCACCACGCCGTCGGGCGATGCGCCTAGCCAATCTTCGTATGCCACGAACGGCATCTTATCGACACGCTCGGACGTCTCCATCTCAAACTCTTGGATGGCGCCGGCTTCGTTGTACGTGCCCCACTCGGTTGCGACGTTGCCGGTAAACTCGCTGGGAGCGCCCAGGGAAGCACGAACCATGCTTCGTAGTACATCGGCTCGGGTCATGTACGGGGATAGGCCCAGGATGCCGCCTACGACTGAGCCTGTGACGCGGCCCTTCCTTTGCGCGAACCATTCGGGGGTGCGTTGTTCGATCATGCTTCCGACTCCAGATGCGCTGCCATAACTTTGACGGCTTCGCGACCATCAGCAGTCAGATGGCTAACCAGATCGCATGATTGCTGGCACCAGCCAGCCCCCGGCCATTTGCGAGTAATGGCATAGATCTCGTCAAAGAATTCCGCTTGCTGGTTTCCGAACATATCGCAGAACAACGCCGCCAACTCCTTAGGCGTCAGATCATCAATCTGGATTGTGCGCTTTACATCAGCCCTATCGTACAATGACATTTCACTTCTCCACTTCTTAGCCTCGCCCCGCCGTGAAGCGGGGTCCGGTAAGGGGTGGTTAGAATACTCCGTTGGCGGTGATGAATGGCACATCGTCGTCTAAATCGTCAGCAAACGAACTGCGCTGGCGCGTGGTGGAGTTGCCGCCGTTGCCGGTGGACTTGGGGGCGGGTTCCGAAATTTCAGCGGTCTTCGGCTTCGAAGCCATTAACCAATTTCCCCCAGGCGTCTTCTTGCCTTCGTCGTCAGTCTTATCCCAAACGCCGAGAGTTGCGACGAACTGTGTTGCAGTTAGCGCGATAGCCAACTGGTCATCGGTAGGACGCCCCGAAAGCTTGGCAAGCTTGCCCTTCGCGTTGGCGTCGATGGCCATCAGCATCTTCTTATGCTTATCACGCTTCGTTACGGCTTTGGCACGATCAAACACACCGTTCGTCTTAACGCCGGGATCGAGGTCGTCGATCCAAAGCTTGAAGAACAAGATCCGGTTTGCATAAGCCTCGGGCTTGGCGACACGCACCTTCAGATTTACGAAGGTTTCGGAAACTTGGTAACCCTCTTTCCAAGAGGCATCTTCGATACTGACGAGAACCGAAGAACCCTTGGGGATTACGTCGAAGTCGCCGCCGCCTGCGCTGTATTCCTTGTCGTTGGTGACTGCGCTTGTTCCATCGTCTAGGTCCCAAAATGACATTTTATGCTTCCTTCTCTTCGTTGACTTCTTCATCGATCGTATCGGGTTGTTCCGAAACGGGTTCCTTAGGCTTGCGCTGCGGCTTGTCGGCAAGGCCGATCCACTCAGCTAGCGGGTTCTCACCCTTCACCACGTCGATGTCTTCAGTGATGCCGTAGCGATTCTTCGACGCCATCGCTGGTGTGAGATACGTCACTAGCACGCGGTCCCCGCTGGTGATGGCACGCCCAGGTTTTGCACCGCGATCGTTCTTGGCTTCGACTGCTCCACGGACCACGCGCTCCTGCTTCAGGAACCCGACGCAATCGACGCTATCAAGGTACGGCGCCAATGATTTCTTCGGCAAGCGCAAGGAATAGGTCGAATATGGATCTCCGTCTGGGGGTGATACATCCACAATCTCGGCATGCGCCAGAAAGATGATGTTCATGCCCTTCTGCTTACGAAGCATTTCAGCAGCTTTTCGAACACGCATATGTGCCGCTGAAACCATGCTAGCACCGTTGCCGTAGCCGCCGTGGCTCTGGTTCAGACCGCGTGCGTTCGGATCTGCGGCAAGTACGTCCTGTGTAAACAGAATGTCTAGGCCGGTGACGGTATCGAATGTCAGTGTCTTGAAGGAATGGTCTTCACGCAAAAGCGCCTTCAGCGCGTCCCATAGCTCGGCTGCGGTTTCCACCTCCAACAGCGTTGGCGTCTGATTCTTTGGAATGTCCCGCGGTGGCTTCTCACCCTGCGTGCGGATCATAATCACGTCGGGGAACGTGCAGGCCAGTGTGGTTTTGCCTGTTCCCTGTACGCCGACGATAGTGCCGACGAAAGGCTCAACCTCCGGCTTGGAGGCTCGGTCGAGGATACTCATTGCATTTCCTTCTCTGCTTCTTCCGTCGTTGACACTATGCCGTGTCTCACGTACGGTCAAGCCACATTCTGATACGCCGGAGGAAAAATGCTAACCCTACCCGAAATCGTCGAAAAGCTGCGGGACCGCCGCCCCACTATGGTTGCAGAGGTTTGCGGTGTTCGTGTTGCGACCGTGATTGACATCCGCGAGGGTCGCACCCGCAACCCATCCTACGAGACAGTCAAAGCGCTGTCAGACTATCTGAAGGGCGAATGATGCAGCCGACTAGAGCCAAGGCTAAGACCGCTGGCGACACTAGGTATTTTACCGGCAAGCCATGCAAGCGCGGTCATATTGCGTTGCGTCACGCTGCCAACGGTCAGTGCGTCACTTGCGCAGCGGAGGACTCAGCGCGCTACTACCTTGACGAAGAAAAAAGAAAAAAGGTGCTGGAGCATGGCAAACGGTGGAAAGCCGAGAACGCCGAGAAGTTAGCCGAGCAGCGCAAGGAAAATTGGAAGAACCCCGAGTTTCGCCAAAAATGCGCTGAGTATCTGAATAAGAACCGGCAAAAGTATCTGGAATATTATTGGGTTGCCATTATGCCTGCCGAGAAGGTCGAGGCTCGACGCGCGAGAAGAAGGGCGTCACCCAATAACAACGCACAGGCCGCTAATCGGCGCGCTCGCGTCCGTGGCGCTGAAGGCAAGCACACCAGAGCAGACGTTGATCGCATTTTTGAGCAGCAAGGCGGAAAATGCGCCGAGTGCAAGACGCGCTTGAACGACAAATATCACGTCGATCATATCATGCCCTTGTCTAAGGGCGGATCGAACTGGCCAAAGAATCTGCAATGTCTCTGCGAGACGTGCAACGTGCGCAAAAGCGCAAAACATCCCCTTGATTGGGCACGCCAAAACGGAAGGCTATTATAATGAAAGGCTACGATTTCGAGGCCATCAAGCAGCAGTTCCCGCTAACGGAAGTGATCGGCAAGGCGCTGAAGATCCGCAAGCATGCAGGCTGGTACGAGGCGCTTTGTCCATTTCATCAAGAGAACTCACCTAGCCTGAAGTTCAAAGAGAATGACGAAAGCTGGCATTGCTTCGGATGCAGCGCGCACGGCGATGTTATCGACTTTGTTGCCAAGATGGAGAACGTGACGACGCAGGAAGCTATCGCACGTTTGACGGGTGGACAGGCCATCGAGCTATCCGCGGAAGACCGCGAGAAGCGCCGGCAGTGGCTGGAGGCTGAGGACCGAAAGAACGAAGCGGCTCGCGTGGCGGCGATTGCCCAGGCGCAACGGCGTTGGGACCGCGCCACGCCCATCGACGGCGCCAATGGTTATCTCGACCGAAAGCAGATCGCACCGTGCGGAGCGCGTGCAGAAGGTAGAAACTTGTTGGTCCCTATGTGGGATGCCGACGGCGACTTGATCAACGTCCAGACCATCCCTCCGAACGATGGCGACAAAAAGCTGTTCCAGAAGGACGCACCAACAATCGACGGACGTTTCTATATTGGCATCGGGTTCGGTCGCGCCATCATCTGCGAAGGGTTCGCCACCGCGGCGTCCATATTCGAGGCAACGGCGGACCGGGTGGTGGTTGCCTTCAGCCAAGGGCAAATTCCCAACATCGCGCGCAAGATGCAAGAAGCGGGCGTGTCCGTCGTCATCGCCGCGGATCGCAAGGCACTGGATGCCATGCAGCGATTGGGCCGCGAATTGGATGTGCCGGTCATTGCGCCGCCACCCCTTCAGAAAGGCGATGACTTCAACGACCAGATGATAGAGCAGGGCGTGGAGGCTGTCGCAACCACGTTTCGCCAAGGATTGATCGACTTCGGCAATCGCCCTGAGCCTGCACCTGAAGCGCCGGCTTGCGCCATATCCTTCGTGGACGCGATGGACTTCAAGGAGGCGGATATTCCCTTGCGCCCCTGGATCGTGCCGGGCGCTTTGCTTGCGGGAGCCACGCATATTCTTGCCGCTCCAGGTGGTACGGGAAAGTCCGTCTTCACGCTTCAGTTGGCATTGATGCTGGCGGCTGGCGAGGGCTGGGCGAAGTGGAAACCCAAGCGCAAATGCCGCGTGCTGATCATCAATGCCGAGGATGACATTGCAGAGCAGCGCCGCCGCATGGTGGCCGCTCGCACCGTGATGGACATGAAGGCGGGTCCGGGGATGATCATGCTGGCGGATGCGCCGGATAACATTCTGGTATCTACCGCGGACGCCGTGAAGAAGTCCCAGGTCGCTACGCCTCTGGTTGATGAGCTGGTGCAGGTCATCAATCATCACAAGATCGACGTGATTATCGTTGATCCGTTTGCCGAGACGTTCGACGGTGACGAGAATTCCAACGGCGATACAAAGTGGGCGATGAAGATATGGCGCGACAAGATTGCACGCCCGACGGGCGCTGCGGTCTATCTGGTGCATCACACGACCAAGGGCTCCGAGGATAAAGCGGGTTCTGCGGACGTGATTCGTGGCGGTGGTGCGATCGTCAATTCTGCGCGTCTGGCGGCAACGTTGTTCGTGATGTCCAAGGCTGAGGCGCCCTTACTTGGCGTCGATGAGGACCAGCGTTTCAGGTACGTGCGTTATGATGATGCCAAGTCCAACAACTCGCTTATTGGCGGGCGGACGTGGTTCGAGAAAATTTCCGTCACGCTTCAGAACGGGCCGGTTGGCGACAGTGAGGGTGGTGATGAGGTAGGCGCCCTTTCGCCCTGGATGCCGAAGGGCGCCGCTAACCGCTTCGATGCCGCCGATGTAGCGCGGCTGCTGGCGGTCGTTGATGATATGTACGTCGATGAGAATGGGGTCTGCACGGATCTGCCGTTCGGTCGCACCAATAAGGGGCAGTCAAAGCGGTGGATTGGGTATCCGATCGCAGAAATATTTTCACTCGATGGCGACGATATCAGGGCCGCTTTGCGTGATCTTTTGGAATCCAAGGTGCTTGAAGATTATGAATATGAGGATGACCGGGGGCGACAAGCCAAGGGTGGAATAAGGGCTAATTGGGTAGTGGCTGAAGCCCTTTTCGGCATTACTCCAAATGTATAATTCTCTTGGAATTCTTTTGGATGTTTTGGAAAAATGGTGGTGCGTAGGTAGGCTTGACATCCAAGAATCCAAATGATACCGACCGCACGGCGGCTCGGTTATCAGTTTGGATGACTTCTTGGAATGCCGCTCAAGCCCCCCTTATCCGTAGCAGTTTTCTTGGAGCGCTCTTGGAGCGTTCTATAGAAATATGCGCGCCCGCGTTGGAGCGGGGTGTGTGGGGTGGGGTGAAAATAATCTTTGGTTACGTATTGACGGTGCCGTAACTGCCGGGTATAAGGGGGCATAAAGACGAGATGGAGACTGAAAATGACCAACGCCCCGATCACTAATGAAATCCGCAACCTGATGGCACAGGGTATGTCGGCAGCTGACGCAATGGACAAGGTTTGCGGCGCCGGGTCGTTCGAGAAGTTCGCCAGCGAAGTTTACCACTCAATCCGGGCGAAGTGAGGTGCAAGCCACCATGTGGTACGAGCAACCAGTCGAGGAGCGCATAGCGGCTATGCGGTGGTATGCTGAGCGGGCTCGCGAAAATGTGGAGGCTCAGAAAAAGGCAAATCTCGGCTGCTCTCGTCGCCATCCGACATACTGGCCTGAGCAGATC